GACATTACGATCCCACATTACGGCTACATAACAGCCGGATCAGAATATGAAAAGGATCCGCGCTTCCGGAATTGTTCTTTTACCCGCGTTCTGGAAATTATGAAAGGAATAGTGAAGCCATGAAAGAACGACCGGAAAGAAAAGTTATTTTCGAGATTACCGGCGACGGCCTGACCGCGGAAGAAGTCGGCAGGATCCGGCAGGTAATAAGACACCTTAATTATAAAAGAGGACGACGCAAGGCGCCGCGCTTGTTTTATAGATACAATTTCACCCAAAGAAAGGAGATCTAACAAAATGAGTTTAGCAGACGTATTCGGAAGAGAGGACAGAACCGAAGTGAAGTTTTCGGAGTTCTTCGCACTGGTAAAGCAGGCGGCGCAGTATGAAACACTTATGAACGCCGTAAATTGCGACGTTCCACACCGGTTTATCAGGGAAACAATGACCGGAAAGAAAGAGACGGCGCCAAAGGAACCGGGAACGGTTGTAACCGTTACTTTCGACACAGAAGAATTTGAAAAGGGACTGCAGGGAGTAATAGAGCAGATCGAAGCAAAGTTCGGACCGGCAGAGGACGAAGCAGAACAGGAGCAGGAAGCCACAGAACAGGAGCAGGAAGCCGCGGAACAGGAACAGGAAAACACGGAACAGGAACAGGAAAACACGGAACAGGAACCGCCGGAAGTAACCGCGGAAAGTATTCTGGAAGCGGCAGAGGAAGCCACCCGCAGAAGGTAGAAAGGAGAATGAAACATGGTAGCGGTAGGAATTATTTGTTTTATCGCGGGAGCAGTCGCCGCCACGGTTGGCCTTGTGGCCTTCGGCGTACACCTTGCGAACCAGAATAAACAGTGAAAGCGCTTATGAAATATCCGGGCAGCAAGTGGGGATCCGCGGACTGGATAATTTCACACTTTCCAGAACATCACAGTTATTTAGAACCGTTCTTCGGTTCCGGCGGCGTTTTCTTCAATAAGCCACGATCGGACATTGAGACAATAAACGATCTTGACGGCGAAGTGGTAAACCTTTTTCAGCAGATCCGGAACGATCCGGAACGTCTGGCCCGTGAAATATACTTCACGCCATATTCGCGGGAAGTTTACGAAATGGCATACCAGAAAGAACCGGAAAACGACCTTGAAAAAGCAGTTCTGTTTTACACGCGCCTAAACATGGGCCACGGGTTCAGGACGCAGGGCGAGAAAGTAGGGTGGAAACTGGACATTCAGGGAAGGGAAAAGGCCTACGCGGCCGCGGACTGGTGCAAGGTACCGGAAAAGGTAATGGAAGCAGCGGAACGCCTGCGGGGCGTACAGATAGAGAACCGCCAGGCGGTAGAAGTGATCCGGAAGTTCAATTTTGAAAACGTTCTGATCTATTGCGATCCACCTTACGTTCTTTCTACCAGATGCCGGAAACAGTATCGGCACGAAATGACGGACGAAGATCACGAAGCATTACTGGAAGTATTACTGCAGCATAAAGGCCCGGCGATTATCAGCGGTTATTCTTCGCCACTATACGAAGAACGCCTGAAAGACTGGTACCGGGAAGAACGGATAAATTACGCGCAGAACGCGCAGCAGCGCCGGGAAGTCATATGGTGCAACCAGAAGACAGAGAAGACGGCGCAGCAGTTGACATTATTTTGAAAGGAAAACGGCAAATGAAAAGAAAATATGGCGTTGTAGATTACCTGCGGAAGCATTACCCACCGCCGGAAGGATCCGGAGAAGTGGAAGTGGAGTTCTTGGAAGGCTACGACAGCATAGAAGGACCGGACGGATCAATAGGCTTCGGCGTATTTGTTCCACCAGAAGAAAAGATCTATATTGCCGACGACTTACCGGGCGGCGAAGAAAGCATGATCGAAACCGTGGCCCACGAATGGAAACACTGGCTTAAATATTGCAACGACGAAGCATACGACGAAGAGGAAGCGGAAGACTTCGCCCGGCAGATTGTAGAAGAATTTTTATAAGAAAAGGAGATCAAACCATGAGCAACAACAATTACGACGCATTTAGAACCTTCATTGAAGGCCGCTTC